ACCATTAACATACCTAGCTCTTTGGCCAAGTTTCGTAGTTCTTCACTCACATACTTGTCTTTTACAAACAAATCGTTTGGACTGACCTTTGCACTAACAGGCATCAACAAGTCCAGATAGTCAATCATCATAAAGTCAATTTTGATACCTGTTTGTATCTGCACTTCTTTGACATAACTGCGGATATCATTAATGTTGCTCTGTGCCGGCAATGCCTTGACTCGATATTGACCAGATTTTTTACTGACCAGGCGAACCTTCATTGTAGTAGTGTCAATGTCTTTGCGGATGTCTTTGGTACTCATGCTGGTTAACATAGCATCTGTTCTTAAACTAGTAAGCTCTTCCGAAAGTTCTAGTGTAATGTATACTCCACTGAGACCTTGTTGCAACCAGTTTAATGCAATGTTCATCATCACAAGTGATTTGCCAGATCCTGATCCACCTGCAAAGATGTTTAGTTCACCGCGACTGAATCCACCATACAACAACTTGTCCAGTTGTGGCCATCCTGTTGACACTTGTCCACCTGAATTAAAGTATTTGTTGATGCGAGCCGCAGGATCAGCAAAGTAGTCTGTGCCCATGTCTTTGGTTAAACTAATCTGCACAGCATCTTTGATCAGTTTCTCAACTGGTTCAAACTCGCCTTTTTCTAACAAGTCTGCTGATTTAAGAATAGCACGTTCAAGTTCCTGACGTTTAGTAAACAATTCAAACTCGCCCATGAACCAATCGTAATGACCTTCGTTCAAGTCCGGCACTGGTGCAAGTTTAACGCCTGTGGTGGCTGAAATCTGCAGCCTGTCTGGCATGGTCTTGTGCTTGTCTGAGTGTTCTTTAATGAACTCAGCCGCAGGTCTCAAACTCTTGTCAAAGTTTGCTGGGTTATAAATATTTTGAACACGCACATAACTCGATGCGTCTTCTAACATCATCTCTAGGAATAATCGTTGGACATCAAGTCCGTAATCTTTTAACAAGTTGCTTTTTCCTTATTTCAATTTTTATCTTACTGGTCTCTTTTGCTTGCATAATAGTTAGCAAGGCTCCTAACTTGCCCAACTTTATCACTGCATCATTAACGTCTTTACAGTCGTCTGGCCATGTAGGTATACTAACACTATATCCTAATTCTACAGCACGGTCAATCAGTTCTACACCTGCTGTGTCTTGGTCCGGAACCACAACTACTTCCTTGCCCAAGCTACGTATCAGTCTAGCTTGACTGTCGCTGATGGTGTTGTGCATTAGTGCAAGGCCGCTAATGCTTAGTGCATCAAATATACCTTCTGTAACAATCACATACTGCCAGTCATTATGTTGTAGGTCTGTGCCAAATACATAGCCCGGTTGGCTATGATTGATATACTTGGGAATCTTGTTATCTAAGAATCTAGCACACCAACCTATTACTTTGTTGTCGTATGTAAACGGTATCAACACATACGGTCTGGTCCAATGAACTCCATCAGTCTTGATAGAAGTCATTACAGGAAAATCTTCTGGCACGCCGCGATGGCGGATGTAGTCCCAGTATGTTGGAAATTCTGGAGTAACTACTTCTGCGTAAGGCGGAAAGTCATCGGACTCACCAAACTCAATTGCGCTCAGTGTGTTGGATACTCGTTGTCTATCTTCTAAAATTCCGTGTATGTTGCGATGTCTTAGACTTTCAAGATTGAGCATTTCAATCTCGTTGTCCGGCACACCCATCCAACCTAGCAATCGTTTGGCTTTAAAACTTAAAGTACGCCCTAGTACAAAGCTAGCTGTGTAGCCGCAATTGAAGCAGTGGTAACTCCAACCTTGGTCGGTGACTTTGATGCCGCCTCGGCCACGTTTGTCTTGTGAGTTACCATTATGGGTGCAACACACAGCATTAAAACTAGTCCAGCCCTGTGGACTAGTTTTTCTTTTAGCAGGCAGGTAATTGATTATGTCTATCACTTAGACATTATAACACAATCTATCTCTTGTTGCAACATATCTCGCAGTATTATGTGTCCGTTTTCATTAGGGTGGCCGCCCGGAAACGTTAATTCCATTTCGTTTGGATGTCGTCGTAGCCAATGTACAAAATTAAATCCTGGCAATATCTTAGAAGGAACTGTAATTTCTTCTTGTGGCGGGCTTATGTCCCAGATCAACATTGGTAGATTTCTTCTGGCTGCCACACCATCAAAAAAGTACAACGCTTGTTCGTAGTTTAGCATTGACAATGGATCACTTTCACTCAGTACCATGTATCGTTTAATCATATCGGTCCATTCGCGAGTCACAGCACCGTCTTGGACTCCAGCATGTACCCACGAACTGTGAACAAATCTATCCCACGTAGGAGCATTAGGGTAAGTTTCATGACTAGGGTTATAAAAACTCATTCGACTACCTTCGGTTAATCCTACTAGAACAATACATTCTTCGGGACTGGGTTCGTTGCGTAACCACCACAAAAAAGTCCACATGGTGCTTTGTAAACTGCCGCCGGGTATGCCAAAGTTTTTTGTGGGCAATTGATAATGTCTACCAAGTAATCCCAGGAAGCATTTTCGTTCACGATAAGACGTATTCTCTACTAGACTTGGATGCGCATCAGAATTGTGTTTTAACAACTCTGGATCAATTAACTCGTCGCCCCAGACCCAACTGTCCCCAAATCCAACAATTTTTTTAAATTTCATCGGTACTGTATTAAATCAATGTTCCCGTCGGACATGCCAAATGATAATCTTAGATAAGGATGATATCCTTCAACATTGATACCCAATCTTTCAATTGCATGAATGAAGTTTATTTCTGAAACAGTATTACCTGTTTTTAAATCTTCAAAGTCCACGTCATACCACTCAACAGTATTAGCTGTGGCATCTGATGACCCTTGTACTTGAAGTGTGCCAGTAAAGTCCACTGGATCAATTTGAAATGTAGTAATACGTGTACCATTTGTGGTAATTGTACTGGTGTAATGGATAGAACTGTCAGGGGCTTGGCTTGGGATAGTTAATTCTTGGCTGGCAACAAAAGCTGGAAATACGCTGTCTACAATATCAATATTACCACGGGCGCCGGCATAGTCGTCTGTGAATACTGCTTGATTTAAAACACCTGACGTAATTTCTAAACTCCAACTAGCGGGTTGTGCTTGGAAATATGTTGTCTCTTCGGCAGTGACAGTTACTTTAGCTCTGCCTGTTGGTGCATTAAGTGTCACAAGCTCTTTGGCATATAACAAATTTTCTCCGTTTTGACTAATCATACGGAACGTAAACGTTGCGCCTGTGATGTTTACAGGTTTTTGGTCCTGGTTTAGGAACTGGAATAAAATAACATTATCCACTCCTAAATTTAATTTTAAGTCTTTTGCGTACACTGGTTGCCACCTTCTATCAAAAGTTGAGCCAATGCCTGACGTGTCAATCAGAATTACCTGTTGGATTTGCTGATATAAATAGGCAGTGGTTGAATACATTTGGATCTCCAACTAATATTTATGGGTGATAATATCTTTACAAAATTGACTGAAAAGTATCCGTTTATAACTCTGTGCTTGTATGCAGGGACGGAATACGTGGGAATTATACAAAATCGAGATGACGCGATTACAACAATCTACGACTTTGGTGATGTTACTGACCCTGAACTAAAAAAGCTGTTTATTGAGTTGGCCAATGATTGGTGGTGGGAAAGTAACCACAGTATACCTATTAACATATACTTAAAAGCAGAGTGGACTCCATTTAAGCCATATTTAAGAACTTTTGCCAACAAAGACCTTGAAATATTACACGGACCTGTTTGCAGTTTAAGTGATATCACTCGCAGAAAAAGTAAACGTAAATCAATTACACTAGTCAGAAAGATTGATTAATTTTTCAAGTTGATCTGCTTCGTGTAGCAAATTCATGTGTAGGGCAACTAACACAGCATAGCTAATTGCATGTGATTTTTTAAACGTGTACCCGCGACTATCATCTCCGTCCCACACACCAGCAAAGACTGTGTTCCAATCTTTATTTTGTAAGTGTGCTTTTCCTGGCCTAATAATACTGATAAACGCAGCCATCCTAGCTATTGAATCTGGTTGCATCGACTTTAACAATTCTGTATAGTTTCCGACGTGTACCAACCGAGAAGCCCATGCGTTATCTGTCCATAGTCTTGTCCATGGAGGTGCAGTTTTGATCATTTGATCATAATGTTCAGGACTTTTAACCAACTGATAAACACTCATGTTTAAAAAGTCTATCTTAAAGTAACCACGTTGTTCGGCTTCTTCATAGTCTATGGCAGCACACTGATTCACTGGATCGAATGGAATATCAGTAACGTAAACACCACTGTTGTGTCGACGCACTTGTTCATTAACTGATTGTCGTGCAGGAATGTGCTTTACTAATTTTAATACTGTTTCTCTGTCAGCAAAGTCAATGTCGATATCTGCGCTCATTACCATCCTGCCTTTGATAAAATGTCCTTGGCGTATTCTTGATCTGCCATATAATCTTTAAATTTTTGTTGCCATACATCTGCGTCAATGTATGACCATATCATTGCAATTTGTTTTTCATCAAGTCCGTTTAAGAACTCCCGGCCACTGTCACAGTTGTAAATTACCCAGGGACTGATCTTGCCAGTAGTAATTGCA